AACCGCTGTTAGTAGGCCGACACCTAAGCGTCCTTCAGCAATCAGCTTGAAGAATGCCGCCGAACAAAAAGCAAAACCTCCTATGAAACCCGAAGTACCGCCTACAAGTAGGGTTAAGCCGCCTAAAGCAGACGCGGCTAAAACTAAAAATGACATGAAAGCCCCCCCATCAGGGCTTGCTAATGTAACGGGTAAGGATAAAAAACCCGGAGTGCGGCGTAATGTCGGTACTGGTAGCGAAGAAAAAGCTAATGTTACGCGGGAGCAGTTACAGAAAACTGGGTTATCGCTACGTGATTATCTGAACTTTATGGATAAGAATAAAAGACGACCTAATAAATCTGACGCAGCGGCGGCTAAAAAGATAACAGCAGGATTTAAAGCGAAGAAAGCTAAGAAAATGATGGGTGGTGGTATGGCTATGAAGTCTAAGGGTTACTCTAAAGGCGGTGCCATGAAGACTAAGGGCTACAAGAAAGGCGGTAAAGTTCGCGGTGCTGGCATTGCTCGTAAGGGTGTACGTCCAGCTAAGATGCGCTAGGAGTTAGGTATGGCTAAAGATGAAAAAAAACTAACCGCAAGGGAGCGTAGCAAACGTTTTAGTAAGGCATTACAAGAACTTAGAAAAACTATGTCCCCGGAAGAATTAAAAGAGTTACGTGAAGGACAAAAAGGTCTAGGTTTTGCTAAAGACCTATTTATTGACGCTCCTAGAGATGTTGTTGGTTCTTCGTATGCCAAGAGAGGTTTTAGTGGCATATTTGGGGATCAAGGCATTTCTCCAGAAGCTAGAGCTAAAGAGATCTTTGATGCCGAACGAGCGAGAGTAGCTAAAACAAAAGCAAAAGACAAAAGAACAAAGAAGAATAGAGCGCGTGCCAATGCTAACCCTAGCTTGTTAAAAGGTGGGGTTAATTACAAGAAAGGCGGTAAAGTTCGCGGTGCCGGTATCGCTCGTAGGGGCGTGCGTCCAGCGAAGATTCGATGAGACGCTACTATAAGTCAGGCGGCAAGGTGAAGTCGGGCGGCAAGATCTGTCCGGCAGGGAAAGCGTGGGCCAAGCGTACGTTTGACACCTACCCGTCTGCTTACGCAAATATGGCAGCTTCTAAGTATTGCAAAGACCCTAGCTATGCGAAGGGTAGCAAGAAGAAAAAGAAGAGTAAGTAATGGGACAGCTTAAACAGTGGCGTGACCAGCAGTGGGTTCGTATCGGCACCGATGGCAGGATCAAAGGTGAATGCGGCACGTCGAAGAACAAAAAGAACCCAGATCGCTGCTTACCTAGATCTAAGGCGCAGTCATTGAGTCAGTCTGAGCGTGCTACTACGGCGCGTAAGAAGAAAAAGGCTGGTGCTAGCGGGCAGCAGGTGGTGTCTAACACCCCCAAAGCCAAGGTTAGAATGGCAAGAGCTGGTGGTCAGATACGCGCAAACCACAGGGGTTGCGGTGCAGTAATGAATAACAGGCGCAAAAAGACCCTGTACGTATAGGAACAGACAATGGCTACATCTGGAACAACTGCATTTGATATGGACTTCACGGAGATCGCTGAAGAGGCGTGGGAGCGTGCAGGTCGTGAAATGCGTTCTGGGTATGACCTACGTACTGCCAGACGCTCTATGAATCTGATGACCATTGAGTGGCAGAACCGTGGCATCAACATGTGGACGATTGACGAAGGCACGTTGAGTCTTACGCAAGGTACTTCTGAGTACACGCTACCCGCTGACACCATAGACTTGCTAGAACAGCAGATCCGCACAGGTAGCGGTAATGTAGCTACACAGTCAGATTTAACTATAAGCCGCATCAGCGTTAGCACATATGCTTCTATACCTAACAAGTTAACCCAAGGTAGGCCGATTCAAGTATTCGTAGAACGTCTTCGAGATGCCCCTAAAATCAACGTGTGGCCGGTTCCAGATAACGACGACTACATCTTTTACTACTGGCGTATGCGGCGTATAGAGGACGCAGGGACGGGTGTGAACACCGCAGATATGAACTTCAGGTTCTTTCCTTGTCTGGTAGCGGGCCTTGCTTATTACATTGCTATGAAAGAACCAGAGCTTATGCCACGAGTTCCTATGCTGAAAGACGCTTACGAAGAGCAGTTTGGGTTGGCAGCGGGAGAAGATAGAGAGAAGACATCCGCACGCTTTGTACCCCGTATCGGTAGAGCGTAACAATGTCGAATCGTTTTGCATCAGCACAAAAAGCTATTGCCGAATGTGATATTTGCGGGTTTCAGTATAAGCTACGAGAGCTAAAGAACTTAATACGTAAAGGGCAGAACACAAACTTAAAGGCGTGTCCTTCATGCTGGAACCCAGATCAGCCGCAGCTAAAGCTGGGCGAAACTCCAGTAGATGACCCGCAGGCTATTAGAGATCCAAGACCCGACAGAAGTTTAGGGGAAGCTGGAGCCAATAGTAGTAGACAGATACAGTGGGGTTGGAACCCCGTGGGTGTGGGGGATGACCCCTATAACCTTACCCCTAACGACTTAGTAGCAACGGGTCAGGTAGGAACAGTAACAGTAACCACAACTTAGAGTCGGGATATGAAAAAAGACAGTAAGATCAAACAAGTTAAGGACGCACCTAAGCCTGATATGTCTGGTGTAAAGACCACCGGCATCAAGGTTCGTGGTACAGGCGCTGCTACAAAAGGACTTATGGCCCGTGGCCCTATGGCGTAAAGCATGAACTATACCGAGCTAAAAACAAATGTTCAGGACATCTGTGAAACTTCTTTTACGGATGACCAGCTTGCTATGTTTACAGAACAAGCGGAGCAGAAGATATACAACGCCGTGCAGATACCCGCGTTACGTAAAAACGTGACAGGTTCTATGACCGCCAGCAATGTGTATTTGTCTGTCCCTAGCGACTTTCTGTACGTTTACAGCTTGGCAGTCATAGATGGCAGCGGCACCTACACCTTCTTGTTGAACAAGGACGTTAACTTCATACGCGAAGCGTACCCTACAAGTACCGCGACTGGACTACCAAAGCACTACGCTGTCTTTAATGACGATGCGTTTATTCTTGGGCCTACTCCTGACGTTTCATACAGCACGGAGTTGCACTATGGGTACTACCCGCAGTCTATTGTTACAGCAGGCACTACGTGGCTTGGAGAAGAATTTGATTCTGCTCTGCTAAACGGCACTTTGGTAGAGGCTATACGCTTTATGAAAGGTGAACCTGACATGGTTGCGTTGTACGAAAAGATGTACATATCTGCTATGGGGCTGCTCAAGGTGTTGGGTGACGGAAAACTACGTACTGACACGTACCGCTCTGGGCAAGCTGCCCTTCCAGTCCAATAGGTAGCTGAATGTTAGTACAAGCACCGCAGATGGAAATAGGGGACGTACTCGTCACCACCACGCAAAACAAAGGGCACGACCCGGAATTTTGGGCGCAGTCTGCCGCAGATAGGATTGTGAGTGTTGGGGGTAATTGTCACCCAGCAATAGCCCAACAAGCGGAAGCATTCAAAGAAGCGGTTAGGGCTACGGCTCTGCATTACATAAAAGAAGCGATCAAAAGCGACAGAACGACGCTGATTGCCGAACTGGAACGTCAAGGCCATAAAGACATGGCAGACATAATTAGGAGTCTATAATGGCTATTACGACTGCAATGTGTACGTCTTTCAAGCAAGAGCTTCTGGAAGCTGTACATAACTTTAAGAACTCGGGCGGTAGTACGTTCAACTTAGCGTTATACACAAGCTCCGCTACTTTAGGTGCAAGCACTACAGCGTACTCAGCGACTAACGAAGCGTCAGGTACTGGGTATACAGCCAAAGGAGCGGCGTTAACTCGTGTTGACCCAACGACATCTGGAACCACAGCGTTTACCGACTTTGATGATTTGACGTTCAGCTCTAGCACAATTACTGCTAATGGCGCGTTGATCTTTAATGATTCTGCGGCAGGTGATCCATCTGTCTGTGCGTTGGCTTTTGGCGGCGACAAGACATCTACTGCTGGTGACTTTACGATTCAGTTCCCTACAGCGGATGCGTCTAACGCAATAATCCGAATCGCATAGCGAGTAATATGTGGCAGATATTACCGGTTGGGGCAGAGGCACTTGGGGTGAAGGCCCGTGGAGTGAGGCAATACCTGTTGAGGTTACGGGTGTTGAGGCAACTGGTGCCATTGGTTCGGTTACCGTTACAGCCGATGCTAATGTCCTTGTCACAGGCGTTGAAGCAACCAGTGCTGTCGGTACAGTCACAGTCACAGCAGATGCAAACGTCGATGTTACAGGTGTCGCAAGTACGGGCGCTGTTGGTACGGTTACGGTTACGGCGGACGCCAATGTTTCTGTCACAGGTGTTTCTGGCACAGGGGCAGTCGGTACAGTCACGGTCATCGAAGGAACGGGTGTCACTGTTCCTCTTACGGGCGTTTCGGGTACTGCGTTTGTTGGTACGGTCACCGCTACCGGTGGGGCAGATGTTGATGTCACTGGCGTCTCGGGCACTGCGTTTGTTGGTACAGTTACAGCAACAGGTAGCGCAGTTGTTGTCCCGACAGGTGTTTCAAGTACCGGCGCTATTGGTACAGTCACTATCGGATTGGGCCAAACTATCGTACCGACAGGTGTCGAAGGTACGGGGGCAGTAGGGGATGTAGTCGCTGCCGCAGGCGCTATAGCCGCAGTTTCTGGAGTATCCGCCACAGGTGCGGTAGGACAAGTGAGGATTTGGAGTCTAATAGATGATTCACAGACGCCAAATTGGAGTAGTATAAATGATAGTCAGCCTCCCGGATGGTCTCCGGTCGCAGACAGTCAAAACCCTAATTGGGATGAGGTAGCTTAGATGGCAACTTACGTTAATGACCTACGCTTAAAAGAGATCACCACTGGTGATGAATCGGGCACTTGGGGCACGAGTACAAACACTAACCTTGAGTTGATCGGTGAAGCTCTAGGATATAACACCCAAGACTGCTTTAGCTCAGATGCCGATGCCACGACTACGGTCGCAGACGGTGTTTCTGACCCCGCACGGGCCATGTACTTCAAGGTTACTTCTTCAGCTACGCTTACAGCCACTAGAACCCTTACTGTTGCACCAAATACGATTTCTCGCGTCATGTTCATCGAAAACGCGACTACCGGTTCACAGAGCATTACAATTAGTCAGGGTAG